TATTCGTCAAGCAAGTATGATTGATATAGATAAAACTTGGATTTATAAACCCGCACTTTTATGGGAAGTATCTGGAACAGACTCAACTAAAACAATTAACGAGGTTGCATCTAAACAAGGCAAGTATGTCTTAGGGGCAATGCCATTAAACTCCGACCTTACCGTATCTCCGCCAAGCGTAGTTAATCGTAAAATAGTAAATAATGTTTTTGATCTTGGAGAAAACGTTTATTGGCTTACAAGGTATCAAGGATATTTTTATTCTAATGGAGAAGTTATTAGATATGATGCTGCTCAATTTAACGTTACCCTTGCGATCTGGTATCCAATATTATCAGACGGCATAAACTTAGATGAATCTAAGCCAGAAATAGTGCTGCCTGGAAGATTAGCGCCAACAAGTGTTATTGATGCCTTAGATAAAAAAGTTGCAAATGGAGAAATTACAGAAGCACAAAAGGGTCAAGAAATTCAAGCATGGAGAGTTTCTTATAGACAAGGCACTAGCAATGTATGGATTACCAATAATCAAGAATATCAAAACTTTTTTAGATCATTACCGTTTAACGGAAAAATATATCCAACTGGTCTAGTAAGAATTTACACAGTTCCATTTTATGAAGAAATTGAAGGCGTTACTCGTTTACAAAATGGTGCAGTTTATGAGCATGGTCGTGCTCAATTTGGAACAACAATAACAAGTCATCCTGCTGATATAGATACCTATTGGTCAGATAATACCTATATTAAAGGTTGTCAAATGAAAACCGAGTATTTATTTACGACCACATTACTTGAAGATATTTCTTTGCCAGCAACTACCACGGGAGCAGCAGGAATTAATTTTTCTGCAACTGTAACAAGCAACGCTAAAGCACAACAAACTTCAAGAGGCGGAACAATTAAAAATTTTATGTCTTCAAGTTTTACGACAGAAACACCAGTTAACTCAACTACATCTCCTAAGACTGGAACAATTCAATCATCAGCCTTGGTAATGAATGGACCAACCTTTGAATTAACTGAAAAATCAATTGACTTGGTGTCTTATGTTTATAAAGAATTGGATAATTCTTATAAGCATTTTGGAACAAGGATGCGTATTATTGGAAAAATTGAAAACAATGAACGTCGCAGTCAAACACCAAACGGAAGCACAACTTATTATAGGGTTGCTGGAGTTCAACCAGATCAAGACGTAATCATTGGTGGCGGTTCAGGTGGTCTTGCAGTATTACTTAATCCAACGACTAACAACGGATATTATTTTGAAATTGCTGCATTAACGAGTGACAACATAGAATCATATTTGCAATTAGATAAAGATAATCAATCGGATATTTCTATCAACAATGTTGTCTTTTATAAAATTAAAAAAGATGCATCAAACAACAATGCAATCCCTGTAAAACTTTATGGCGGTCTAGCAAAAATTGTAGTTGACGATGGAAGGTTTACTGGTCAGTATAGAATGGCTGGTGAGGAAAATCCGACGGTATATGATTTAGCAGTAGAGTATCAAGACATAGGAAAAACGAGAAGATTCTATCTATACATTAATAATCAATTAATTAAAGTTGTAGATGACACAGATCCGCTTCCAATCTACAATAACATGGCTCCGTTTGTTCGTGGTTCATCTAGAGTTATGTTTGAAAATATTTATGCTTTGTCACAAAACTATTCTCAAAATACCATCTTTACAGTTGGAGAAACCCTATCATCTGCTTTTGGTGATAACGAAATAAGTGCTAGCGAGTCTTTAAGAAAATATGCAATGAGCGGTATTGTTCAAGCAACTTACCTATCTGGTATTAGTGCTCAGCAACCACCCAAATACAATTTATACTTTGACGAGTTTGGCTCAATAATGAGAGAGTGTGCCTACTTTGATGTTAAGTATGATCGTGCATACCCTGCACTTTACGCTAAGTTATCCCCAACATTTAATAATGTTAAGGGGTATGTTTCATCTGGCTTTTATGCAGACTCATACGGTGCTGAGTTTTTAATATTTAATGCTACAGATACAGCCCTAAACCTTGATGAAACAAGCGGTAATTATTTAAGAATTCAAGGAGTTACATTTACACAAGATACTACTCACGAGTTAACAGTTGATGAATACTTTAAAAAACGTAGTAATTTTTCTAATCCACTACTAACTGGATCTTCTCAAATTGTTTCTCCGCAAGTTGAGAAACAAAAGTTTGATGAAATCAAAAGAAGCAGAATGATTTATGGAAACAATGAATTTACTTTAGATACCCCATATATACAAACACAAGATGATGCAGAAAATTTAATGGGCTGGATGATAGATAAACTCATGGTTCCTAAAAAATCAGTTGGTTTAAAAATATTTGCAACCCCAATAATTCAACTTGGAGACATCGTAACAATTAACTATAAAGATTCTAATAACCTAGACTTAGTTACTTCAGTTGATTCTAGATTTATAGTATATAATATTGAGTATTCAAGAAAAATAAATGGTCCAGATATGACACTTTATTTGGCGGAGGTATAAAATGGGTGCAGATAGTAACTATGACCGCAAACAATCTTCCAGTATTAGTGATATTCCTGGAGATCCTGTAAAAATAGCAGAGGCAATAGCAATTGTTGGTGAAAAACAAGTAAGGGATAGAGGTGGGGTAAACGCTCAAGGTTACTTTGGCGATGTTCAAGAATACAGGCAATTAACTGCCCAAGAATATAAAGATGTAACAATAAATAATCCTGGTGGATCTAATCATGGTCACATAAATACTATGGGAATGCTTGCAATTTTAAATCAAAAAGAAGCAGAACACAATGCAAAGATGGGCATAACACCTAGAAATGATGGAGTTCTTTCGGGCGGTGCTCTTCCTAGCGCAAGCATTACAGCAACACCCCCAGCACCAGAATCAGAAATGTTTTCTGCAAGAATGTTTTCTGCTCCACCAGTCAAAACAGCGACTTTAGACATTATTTTATTTGACGAAGAATCTGTTCCTACGGATGGAATGTTTGATCAGATATTTGAAAATATTGGCGGTCAAGAATTAATTAGCATAACAAGGTCTGATATTGTTAATGGACAAAAAATATCATATCAGCCAATAAAAAATCTTTCAGCCATTCAACAAAGGTATAATCCAAATAACATCCTTAGCCTACAACAAACCGCAGATAAGTTTTTTGCTGGATTTTCAATTAAACTAGAAGACAAAATTCCAGAAACTGGCAACGGAACTAATGGAGAAAACGTATACCTTAACGCAAGCGGAGACTTAATTATTGAATTTATTAACGTAAATCCTGACGAACAAGTAGAAACACAAATCAGCGTAAGTGGTACAATATATGAAGCAGATCTTGGAGACTACACCTCATGATAACTAATACTGGTAAAACTATTATTGCAAAGTATTTACTTGGTCAGGCCCCTGCCTATGCCTCGTATATTGCTATTGGTTGTGGTGCTACTCCTTTAGATACCGCCGATGAAATAGGCGATTACTCAACAAAAACAAATTTAGATTTTGAAATGTTTCGTGTTCCAATATCTTCTAGGGGTTTCGTAAACGAAGACGGTGTAGATAAAATTGTTTTAACAGCAGAACTACCAACAGAAGAAAGATACGAAATATCTGAGATTGGAATATATTCTGCAGGCTCTAATCCTTCTGCAGGAGCATATGACAGTAAAACAGTATTTGCCTTTACACAAACAGAAAACTGGCAATATGTAACAGCAGCATCAGCAGTAGCAATTGACACAGAATCTGCAGCGCTAGACTCTCCAAACTTTGATAATGTTATTGCAGTAGCAGATCCAGTATTTCAAACAAGTGCAGACAATCCAATATTTTTTAAATCACCAAGAGTTGCAAGATATGAAAGACCAAGATTTTTAAATAATATAATTATGATAAAGGGTGACGAAGCCGATCTTGATATTGAATCAGATAGCGGTCCAACTCAGGACACTTTTGAAATAGGAGCATCATCAAATTATATTAGGCTAAGCGGAACGACCGTTGATTTTTCAAAAAATTCTCCAACAGATAAATTAAAATTAGCATTTTCAATAATAAATAGAGATGGAACATATGGTTCTGGTACTCAACCAGAAAGGGCCAGAGTTTTAGTTTCATTTGAAAACACAAGTGGAACTCAGTTTGCAAGGCTTGAAGCAGAAGTTGCTGATGATAGCAGCGGAGGACAATATGATTTTGCTACGGAAAGATATTTTGTTGTAACAAAACAATTACAAGAATTATACAGAACATCTGGATTTGATTGGAACGCAGTTTCTGTAGTTAAAATATATGCATGCGTTATTGACGGAGTTAACCCGTCCGCAAATTACTACGTAGCACTAGACGCTTTAAGATTAGAAAATGTTGCAACGGTGAATCCACTTTATGGATTAACAGGATATTCAGTAATTCAAACTTCGGGTGCAGCAACAATAGTTAAGAGTCCTAATACTAACAATTATGTTGAATTTAGATTTTCAGTAGATCTTTCTAGCGGAAATAATTCATAATGGCTGACGCAGGAATTAAAAAGGTTATAATTAGAAAAGCATCGCTACCAGCACTAGATCATGACAAAGTTGGATATATCTTTAGATATAGAATTGTTTCTGAAGATAAAAACAGAACTTCTCAATGGTCTCCAATAAATCTTGTATTGGATGATTCAATTACTGCCGTTGCTGGCGCTGTGCAGGTTTCAACATCAGTTATTAGTGCCGTATGGGGAGATGAACTAAATAGACCAAAGTATGACGTTTTTGTTGGAGTTGACGGGGCCACAGCAACTTATCATGGCACAACACCAATTCACTCATATCAATTTATTAAAACTGGGACTACAAATGTACGTGTAATTATTCAAGTTGAATCATCCGAAAAAACACTAAATGCCAATTTGCAAATATACAACTCTGGCTTAGTTTCTTTGGTATAATAAAATAGGAGGAATAAATGGCAAAAGTACCACTACCAGAAAGAGGGCAACCTCTTGATGTTACATATTTATATCAATTAATTGAGGCTGTAAATGACCTTTCCACAAATGTTGCTTCTAAGCAAACAAGTAAAACAGTTATTGATACGGCAAGTGCGGGTAAAGCAGAAGTGCAAACTTCTAATACAAGAATCGTGGGCGGATTAGTTAAAGTTGCAGATAACTCTACAGTTTCAGCGGGTAACGAAAAAACATTTACTTATGACTTTAAAGACTTTAAATACCCACCAATAGTATCAGCAACACCAGTTAACACTGGGCAAACACCAGCAGGACAAAATGTAAATATTGTTCTAAAGAGTGTTACAGAAACAAGAGTAGAAGGTGTTGTAAGGTTTGGGGCTTCTGGCGACCTATCTTTATCAGTCCATCTAGTTATTGTTGGAATTCCAAACTAAAGGAATAGTTGATGATTTCTTGCAAAAAATGCAAGGGTAGGATTTTTGTTGACAGACAGTACAGCAGTGTTCAACATATGGAAACGTATTGCATGGGATGCGGAGAAAGAAAATTTTTTCATCCTCCAACAGAAAGTGAAGAAGGTAGATGGCTACTAGAAAAGGAAATATTGAGAGCCAAGAATACAATAACGAAACTGTAATAAAAGGTAATAAAAAAATATGGTTTCTTAATGGGGACTTGGTAAGGCTACACCATAGTTCAAGATCTACTGGAATGGTTTCTGTTTATAATATTACTAAAGATAGAATTGAAACTTGTTTACGATCTGATTTTAGAAAAAATAGAGAACGTGCATACACTGTTGCTGAGACTGCTAAATTAATTAATCGTCATAGAAAATATATGCCTAAGTTAATGAAGACGGGAATGATTCCAAAACCAATTGGTGCAAGGCTAAATGGACAAAGAGGTTGGCAAATTAGATCATATTATTCAGAAAGCATGGTAAGGGACATACGTGCTATACTGGCTACTATACATATAGGACAACCAAGAAAAGATGGGCTTATAACAAATAATATGACGCCTACAAGCCAAGAATTGACACGGCGAATGGGTGACGGTATACTTACATATACGAAGACAGAGGATGGTAGATTTATTCC